TTACTTGTTATAGCATAATAATCACCACTAGCCAAGTTACTTGCAGAAATACCTACTCCAGATATTTCCTTAAATGCAGGACTAAATGTTATCACTTTGCCATTAGTATCAGTTCCACTAGCAATATCTTTTTGTGAATATACCCTTTCTGGCATATCTACTTGTACTGACAAACCAGTAACTTTAGGTGATGCTTCAACATCTTCACTTAATAAAACTGCCCTAAATTTAAATGCCCTACCAGTATAATCGCCAACATTAAACTTCTGAAAATTAGAGTATGTGCCACTTACTGGGTCTCCGTCTGTTTTAGCTATCTGTAGCTGTACATTTACATCTCCAAAGGTATCATTAGCTCCATCAAATAAACCCTCTCTAGCATCGAAATTTCCACTAGCATCTTCAAATAAATTTACATAGTCTTGTCTTTCCATATTTACAGTAGCTGTTATTCTACTGCTATAAACACCACCAGTATCTATGTATGTATCAAAGTCATATGTTCCACTTGATAAAACTGTACCTGCACCACCATCAAAGTTTCCTAAGCCATCATCAAAATCGCCAGAAACACTATCAAACAATGCTGTTTCTAGTATTAAGGCATCATCAACTACAACAACATCTGTTTTAGTTCCTGTAAAAGTTGGGTCTTGAGTAGAACTTGCGACAAAGTTTAGGTTTTTAACATTATCTATTAAAGCCACATTACTGGTTGCATTAAGTGATTTTAAGCCAATTTTATCAACTGACCTTATAAAATATGTACCAGTCATTGCAGGAACAGTAACTGTATTTGCAGGTCTTGATACTTTATCAATTAAGGTTATAGCATTAGAGAATATAGCTCCAGTAGTTAAAGGACTATGTCTAATTATGTAATGTGATAAATCTAAATCTGGTACTGGTGTCCAACTTAAATGAGCTTCTGTATTTACAATATTAACTTGAAAGTTTGTTACATCGGCAGGAGGTGCTGTTTTACCTACAACTTGATGCTGTGCTGATACAAATACTGACCTACTAATAGATGAAACTGACCTTGCTCTAACGTCATAAACAGCATTGTCTTCTACGTTAGCAAGCTCAAAATTAGAACTAGCACCCCTACCTAAGTTTATATAAGCAGTATCTGTGCTTTTCTTAGCTTGAACCTCAAAATCCACTATAAATTCATCAGTAGCACTTACCTCAACTAATAAAACACTAATAGCTTCTTCATTTAAGGCTCTAAGCTCATCTGATACAACTATAACTGGCTCTTGTACTATAAATGGATTTGGTAATGTCGTATCTGGTATTGTTGGTATAGGGTTCTTTTCATTAAATGTATAAAAATTATCTTGGTGTTCGAACAACTGGACATTTACTGTCAAATCTTCATTAATTTCCATACCCAAAACTCTAAATGGCTTGGCATCAAATCCACCTGTAGGATATGTAATAGCTACAATATCCCCTATTTCTAATTCTAAAAACTCTGAGGTTAATGTTAGCTGTATCTGTAATTGGTTTCTGGAACGTCTTAATATAATCTCACATAGTGCTTCAGCATTATATGTGTTGGTTACGTTAGGGAACTGGAAATTACCCTCTAATAGTGTGTTATTGTCTTCAGCAAGCAATGTAGAGTGTTTAAAAGCTGTTTCTACGTTACTATCATCAGCAGGAGGGAATGTAACTGTATCGTTTTGATAATTCTTAAAAGGGTTTACAAATGTTCCTATAACTCGATTATATTTATTGTTTTTTCTCTCACCTAGAACTTTAGCACCTCCAACAACGTGGTCTGCTGTTATTGTTTTAATAGCCGAACCAGTACCCTCTATTTTAACTTTATAAACACCATTGCTATAAGTAAATAAAGCACTCATTGGGTTTGTTAGTTTTTTGACGTTTTCTAATACTTTCTGGTCAGTATCTAATACAGCATTAGTTTCAAACTTAATTATTTCTGGAACAATATCTGTTACATTTTCACCATTTGAAAAAATTGTACTTAAATCTTTTGTTAAAGCTCCCCCATTAAATCCCCAAAAAAATGTTAATCGCCCACTAAATTTATAATTTCCAAGATAAATTATTATAGGATATTGACCACCTGCTGTTAAATTTTTATTAGCTATTGCTGAATAACCTATAGGATTACTAATCAACAATTTAGAGCTTCTATTAGCTTCAATTTCTTTAAATAATTCATCAACTGTTTGACCATCATCACCAATATAAGTGGTACTCATATCATCATTTTCTGTTTGAAATTGATATGTTCCTGTTTGTGTAGGGTTAATATAACCAAAATATCTATCTGATGTATATTCACCTGTTTGTATGTTATCAATAGATGTAAATTGTGTTTGTTCGCCTTGTATATGCCTACCCACAAAGAAAGCAGGGTTATAAGCATAAGTGCCATTAAAGTCTTGTTTTGTTAATCCTGCAACTGGTGTAACAGTTACTGTTCTTGGTTGTATTAATGTATCTGCTTCATTTGCAGAAGTTTGAAAAGATGCAAAGTTAGGTTCAAAAGCATCATCTGGTAAGCCTTTGCCATATCTTGTATTTCTTAGATAATCCAATAAAACTAAAGCAGAATTTTGAGTATATTTTATTGGATTCTCTGATGTATCTCTTGGGTCATATACCTTTTTCCCTTTTAAAATTACTTTAATATCTGGGATAGAACTAAAGATATCTGCGTTCCATTTTAATCTTAATGCTAAATAGCAAACACCCCTTAACCTATGGTTTGAAGTCCAATTTAAGGAGTTTGTAAGGATTGAAGATGCTATCTGGTCATCTAAACCATAAAAGGCTTGTATTTGTACATGAGAAGAACTTTTATAGAAGTTAATATCACCCTCATCAACTTCTCTTGTAACTCCGTGGTCTAAATCACCATCAAAATAAACTCTTTTATCATCTAAATATATCTGCTCTATTTCTTCAATTTCGCCCTCACAAACAACACCTGCTATATATAAATATTCGTTGTTATCTCCAGAGCTTTCAACAAAAACACGAGTAATACCAACTTTTCTTCTTCCATAAACAACTGGTATTTGAGCATTATTAGACTGTTTATTGATTAATACACCACGAACTTGCTCAGAAGCTCCAAACTCTGGAACATCTGGAATAGGCAATAGCCAACCAATAAAGTCATTTACGACATTGACAACAGCATCAACAACACTACCCATTAGTGATAATCCCTTTTAAACTTTTGCCCAACCCTATAAACACCATCATCAACTCTAACCCAGTTTATTGAATTATTGACCTTTAATTCTTTCTTAAAATAATTATATACCCATCTCATCATAGCAAAAGTATTATGAATTGATAAGATATCTATTAACCATAAATTATTACCAGAGTTCCATTCATTCCGTTTTATTTTACCAGTTAATTTAAATCTTTCTTGTACTAAATGATGTAAATATGCCCAATTCACAAAGCCAACTATACTATGCTCATCATAAAACATTCTATATTGGTTTAAATCTATTGAGGGTTTTAAATAATTCTCTAACTGCCTTGTAGATTTATTTTCATATTTCTCAAACTGCTTAAACAATCCCACAACATCTTCCATCATGACCTACCCCACTTGATATCTTGAACTGTTTGGCTTGCAAATTCAAAGCCTAAGTCATCTGGAAAGTGTAGTTGTTGTGAACCTGTATTTGTTTTTCTACCCTCTACTTTACTAAAATCCGCCCAATGAGAAGCAATAGACACATTAACCCTAGAATTATTAAGGGTTTCATTAATACTAAATGACTCAATCCTGCCCTTAAATAACAAAAATGGGTCAGATATTAGAGCTTCATTGCCATCTATAAATCCTTTATATATTTCAGCTTCTTTTTCTAAATATGGATTGGTTAGAAATAATGCAGTTATAGTTTGGTCAGCACCTGTAAAAGTAACTGTGATATTGCTGACTTGTATTTCTGAGGATTCAGTTACTGCCGACAACTTAGTAAACAAAGAAGATGCTGTATATGTATTACTATCATAAGTTACGTTTTTATAATGGTCAGTAACCCTTAAACCTAAACCTACATTAATATAAATAAGGTTAATAGGCTGTAGGCTATCGGTTGCTAATTCGTTTTTGACTGCTGTGGTTAGGTCTCTAGCCATTTACAAACTTTCTATTAATTCAACCTCATAATTATAAAGGTCATTTGTTATAATAGAATATTCTTGGACATCATTTGCCAATCTTACAAAAAATGGCACATCATCATAGGTCAACTGAATATCATCAGCTACATCTTCCCTTAAAGGTGGTTCAAAGGTTAATGTTCCAGAGCCTGTACCATCTGAATCTAAATCTTCAACAGCCATATAAACTTT